AGTGCAACAAAAAATAAAAGATGAATTTGATGGAGAGTTGTTGGTTGGACAATCATTGATAGTTCCAACTGATCATAAAGATTTTCCTTATCTTATTTCTGCACCTACAATGAGAGTTCCATTAACTTTAGCAGGACCTAATAGAATGTCTATTAATGTATATCTTGCAGCAAGAGCTATATTTCTCGCATTAAAAAAGAACCCTCAAATAAAAAGTGTAGCAATTCCAGGACTTGGTACTGGTGTTGGTTCAGTTCCTGCAGAAGAATGTGCAAGAAAGATGAGAATGGCATACGATGATTTTTATCTTGATAAGAATGTATTTCCTAAAACACTTAGTGCAGCAAGTCATAAACATGACGATCAAACAAAAGTTCAACAAATAAATGGAACAGAAGCCCTCTGAGCAGTGGAAGGATTATTTACATGAAAAGAAGAGTCTCGACAAAGCTGCCGATGAGTCTTTTGATTTATACATAAAGAAATATTCAAAAGAAGATACTGCACATAATCCACGAAAGGAAAAAATAACTGAGAAGTTTTTTACACCTGGAAAGATTTATTCATTTTTATATGTCACATCAGACAGACCAAATCCAAGTAGACCAGTTATAGACAGAAGACCTGTTATTATTTCTCTCGGTCAAATGGTAAGTCCAGCAAACAATAAAGTTTATGAGATTGGAATTGATTTGATGCTCGTACCACCAAAGGTAAGAGTATTCATTCTTGACCAACTATATAAAATTTATAAGAAGGACATCAACGAAAATCAGAAAGACATTAATGAAGGACGCAAAGGTAAGAAAGCCTTAAAGCTCAACTATGACATCTCTAAGAAGATTTTTGACAATCTTGGATGGCAAATGGCATTTTCTGTGTACGAAAAAGGAAACGTTGCTCGACCTGCTGTATATGATTATGAAGACTGGGTATCAGTGATAGCTCTTTATACAAGGGGATTAACTGGTAAACAGCCTAAAGTAGTTTACAGTGAATATATAAAAAGAATGACAAATCCGCCTGAGGTTAATCTCAGTGAGAAATTGAAAACCAATGCTGATAGAAAGAAAGAAGAAATTAAAAAGCAGCAAAAGGAATTTAGAGAATCTCAGGGTGGGTCATAAAAATTAAAATCTAAAGCATGGCAGGGTTTCTTGACCGAATTACAAACAATACGTTATTTAATAACATTCAATCGAGAGTGCGAGAGATTGCAAATCTCGGAGTTCGTTATGACGACATGGTCGTTAAAAACTCTCAAGCCGTTGGAACAACGGAATCGAAGTTCTTAAAACAAGGCGTAATAGGAGATGAAGCTCTTATGTATTCACTTGCATTGAGTGATACCACAGTTAAAAAATACATTGCATATTTCGATAAGGATTATAAATCAAGAAGAGAATTCTTGAGAAAGTTTTCCATGAATGGAGAAATCCAATGGATTCTTGATACTATTACAGATGAGGCAATCATCCAAGATGAAAGACAATTCTTTTGTTACCAAACTCCAATACACGAAGATGTAAATGAGGATGTTAAAGAAGCATACGAAGATAACTTCAAAAGAATATATTCTTACTGGCATTTTAATGATGACATTACTGCATGGCAGTTATTTTATCAATTAATGGTTGATGGATTTCTTGCATTTGAGATCATTTATAATGAGCAAGGTGAAAAGATTATTGGATTTAAAGAGATTGATGCAACAACAATAAGACCTGCAGTTGAGAAACAACCTGATGGAACTTTCAAGAGTGTTTGGTATCAGCACGAGGAAGATGTCCATTTAAAGAGAAAGCTTTATGATTCTCAAATCATTTACATTTCATACGCAAAAGGAAATTCAATTTCAAGAATTTCTTATGTTGAACGATTGATTAGATCTTTCAATCTTTTGAGAATTATGGAACACACAAGAATAATCTGGAACGTAATGAATTCATCATTCAGATTAAAGATGGTTGTTCCTATCGGTTCAAAGTCTCCACAAAAAGCAAGAGAATCTCTTGGAGAATTAATGTCCATCTATAAAGAAGACGTTCGTTTAGATTATGATTCAGGAGAATTATTTATTAATGGTAGACCAAACATTCAGTTCTATAAAAACTATATGTTCCCATCTAAGAATGGTGAGCAAACAGATATTCAAGTTATTGGTGGTGAAGGTCCAGATCTTTCTAATATGGAAGCTCTTGCATACTTTGAAAACAAATTGAGGATTGACTCTAAAGTCCCAGTAGCTCGTTTTGATAGAGCTGCAGGTGGTGGTCAATACACAATGGGTTCTGACAATGTGGATAGAGAGGAAATTAGATTCTCTAAGTTTATCAATAGACTTAGATCAATATTCCAAGAAATTTTGACTAAGCCATTATACTTGCAAATGATTTTGGATTTTCCAGATTTGCAAGATGATGAGATGTTTAAATCTCAAGTGGGTGTTAGATTTAATAAAGATAACGTATTTGAAAGAACTAAGGAAATGGATTTACTCACTAAGTCTGCTGAGTTTATAACAGCAATGAAGGAAATTAAAACAATAAGAAACGGAGAAGAAAAAGATTTCTTCAATCCAAGATTCCTTATTGAAAGATGGTTGTTCTTATCTCAAGGTGAAATGGATTCAAACCAGAAATATTGGGATGAAGACCAAGAAGGAAGTGGACCTGAAGGTGAAGGTGGCAAAAAGAAAGGTGAGGGTGAAGGAGAAGGTGGTGAAGCGGCATTTAAACTTTAATTGAAAAGATTATTAATATTCATATTGTTAATTGGTTTTTCTTGTACAGTTCAACAGAAAACAAAAAAACCAAAAAAAGTAAGAAAGAAATATTACTTGAATTATGAAATAATATACAGTAACGGAAGATAATTAACTGGACTATCTACAGACTATGATGTTGGGGAATATGTCAATAAGAGAATTACCCATAATAAGTTAGTTAACATTTTAAACCCACCTTAATTGGTGGGTTTTTAGTTTGAAACCAATTCCGCAGAAGACCGTATAATTTTCAACATGAAAACATTGGTCATTAATTTATTTGCCGGTCCATGCAGCGGTAAGAGTACATTGCAAGCTTTATTGTTTGCATATCTAAAAATCAAAGGAATTGATTGTGAGATGTCTCTTGAATACGCGAAGGATATTGTATGGGAAGAGAGCTACAGAAAACTCGATCATCAGATTTACATATTTGGAAAACAATTACACCGGTTACAGAGATTGGATGGTAAATTACAAGTTGTTATAACAGATGCTCCTCTTTTGCATTCAGCAATTTATTGTGACGAAAACAATCATGATTTTAAAACTCTTATTTTAACAGAGCATAAAAGGTTTAAAAATCTAAATTATTATATCAATAGAAGAAAGGATTACAATCCTAACGGAAGAACTCAAACTATCAAAGAAGCAAAGAAAATCGACAAGAAAATTGTGACTTATTTAAACAAGAACAAAATACAGTTCAATGTTGTAGAAGGAGATGTGTTTGACATTGCTGATTCAATTGTTAATGAGATTAATATGGTAATGGATCTCGATAAGAAATCTACAAAAAAGAAGAAATGAGAATATTCAAAGGAAATTCATTTGCACAGGTCTATCATGACCTTTTGAAGAATCTGGTGGAAGAACCTCAATATGTGTGTTCACCAAGAGACCAGAAAATAAAAGAAATACTAAATGTAGGACTTGAGATTGAAAATCCGATGTCTGGACTTTATAAGAATTCCATTAGGGGTTCTCAAAATAAATACATTGCTGCAGAGCTTGTATTTTATTTCTCAGGTAGAAATGATCTCGATTACATTCAAAGATATGCTAAATTCTGGAAGGATATTGCAAATCCAGATGGAACAGTTAATAGTGCATACGGACATCTTCTCTTTAAGCGATATTATAATGGAATAACACAATGGGAATGGGCGTATGAATCTCTGAAAAAAGATAAGGACACAAGACAAGCATTGATGCATTTTAATTTGCCTGAGCATCAGCATTTTGCAAATAAAGATTTTGTATGTACTCTCAATGGAATCTTTCATATAAGAGAGGATAAGCTTGATCTTACTATTATGATGAGGTCTAATGATGTTATTCTTGGTCTTCCAACAGATGTTGCTTTCTTTTGTATGCTACAACAACAAATGTTTAAGCTTTTACAAAAGGTTTATCCAGATCTTGAAATGGGAAAATATACACATTACGTAAATTCCATGCATTTATATGAAAGGAATTTTTCAGTTGTTGATGATATGTTATTAGTTGAATTCAGAGAGGATTTCATTCCTGAGATTAAGGAAAATCTTGTCGATGAAAAAGGAGAAATGACATCCATGATGAAAGAAGTACATGATGCAATAGAGCATGGACATTCACTAATAGTAGATGATCCAACATTTGCATGGATACAGGATAAAATAAACATCGTAAAAACAACAATATGATATATTTAAAGATATTCTGCATATTGCTAATGGCATTCTGTTTCAGCATAATACCATTAGTGCTTGCTATAGTATTTTGGAACTCCTTATGGCTGTTATTTTACATACCAACAATAACCTGGTGTATTTACATAATAAACAAATATAAGGATATTGAATAAAATACTTTTATTATTCATATATTATTCATAAATTAGCAAACAATTAAATATCTATAAAACCATGAGCGACAGCACAGCAGACACAACAGTTGATACTACAAAGAAAAAGAAAAGTAAGTACAACACAACGGACTTAGATCCACAGACATCTTTTGAAAAGCATGTCTATCACAGAGATCAATTTGCACATTACCTTCGTTGGACACATGTATTAAATCATGCTACAATTGGAGAAACAATCGCAGACTTTGGATGCGGTGGTGGAAGTTTACTTGAAGTTTTCTACAGAAATAAATTCAAATGTAAAAAATACGTTGGAATGGATATTAGAAAGAAAACAATTGAAGGTGCAAGAGAACATTTTGCTGGTGTGCCTTGGGCAGAATTTCATGCAGTAGACTTAATTGTTGATAAATTCCCGTATGATACTATTCAGGCAGACAAAGTAATTAGCTTTGAAGTTGCTGAACATATCGGAAAACAAAACATTGAAACTTTCTTGGAGAATTTTAGAGCATGCGGAAATGCAAATGCTACATATTATTTATCAACTCCTAATTTTGATGCAAAGGTTGGAGCTGCCGGAAATCACACATACGATTCTGGAGACGGAAGAGGAGTTGATGTTCAGGAGTTTGACCATAAGGAATTACAAGCTCATCTTGAGAAGTATTTCACTATCGAAAAGAAGTATGGTACATTCGCATCACAAACACACTACAAGCCAAAATTAAACGATTGGCAACAGAAGATGTTTGATGGTTTGAGAGAATACTATGATTCAAACTTGGTTGCAAACATCATGGCACCATTCTTCCCAGAAGAAGCAAGAAATTGCTTATGGGTTATGAAGAGAAAATAAGTGCGATTAAAAGTGAAGAACTTTCACCTCAGTAAGTGGGTTTAACATGGTAGGCAAAGGCCAAATGCACAATTAATAAAAGCCGCAGAAATGCGGCTTTTTTATTTCTCGAAACAAGAGCCTTCATCGTGAATAAAATAAACGATGAAGATAAAAAAAACATGCCCCTTCAATTATGCTGGGTCGAAATCTCAATACGCTGAGTTGTTCAACATAGAACAACCTGTTGCTGATTTATTTGGCGGTGGCGGTGGTTTCTGGTCGAACGTAAAAAGTCACGACATCATAGTCAATGATGTTTGTGAACCACTTATAAAATTCCAAAAAAGAATATACAATGCAGATGACGCTGAATTTGAAAGCATC